GTCCCCACAAACATGCCGCCGCATTTTGGATTAGCGTCAAACGATCTGTATTCGCTCCAGTAGACGTGGCCGTCGAGAACTTTATTCTCAAAGCACTTGTGATCATTTTCATACTTTCCGCCAAGCACTTTTTTGATCTGCCAGTATGACAGATTAATAATAATTGTTGACGATCCAGCCTTCGAGCAATTGCTGTTGCCACCGTTTGGCTTTTTAACAGTCAGGACTTTAAGCGCGTTTGCCTTCTGACGGTTGCTCATGGCAAACTTGGTGCCGTCGATGCCGACTAGCGCATTCTCAACCAAAGCTGAAATAAAGTGGCGTTGTGTGTCAAGATCGTAGGTCATTAGGGTAGTCCTTTCTAAATCTCTCTATACAACTAATATAACACCCCCTGCAAATAATGCAAGGGGTCAGAGGAAAGTTTTTTATTGTTGTTAGTTTTCGGTAGCTTAGATGTTTTTACCAGATACTCTTAGATTGCTGGTAAACGTCCGAAGCTCCTCACGCGCATAGAATAACTTGTTATTTGCGTTGGGGTGCGGGTCACTTCTAAGGCTGTCATCTTGCGCCCGGTCCACCTCAGAGCGCAGCCACTGGAGCTGTGATGACTGGAAGGCTGTCAGGTCACTGTCGTTCATATCACAATCCCCTCAAGCCACAGCGCGGCTATAATCGATGTCACAGCAGCCCCCCACAGCACAATAAACTTAACGTGCTTACGCTCTAAAAATAATGGCTCTAAGCCCTCTTCATGTTCCATTTCTAAACTCCAGTATCTGCTTTGACGCATCCGCTGCGCCCTTGCCTACAATCACTTTATGACCAACACCCTCAAGGTATCCAATCATTCCTTTCTGTTCGGGGGAAAGTCGCCCACCCGAAACCCTCTTCATCTCAACCCACAGGTTCCACTGTGGAATAAAAAGATCTGGTATGCCCCGCACCACGCCTTCCGCCTTCAATCGCTTGGCCACGGTGATCGCTCGCTTCTCTCCATTGGGTATCGCAAAGATCAGCACGTTTGGATACTGAACCCGAAACCAATTGACAAAACCAACCTGTTCCGAATGCTCAGAAGGGTATGTCTTCGAGGTCGCTGAGATTAGCGTAACCCCCGAAGCCTTGCGTCTTCGTCTCATGTTTTCTCTCCACTTGAGTATAATCAAACTGCACGATCTCTTGATAGCGCGGGTCATGGTTGGATGGCTTCACCTTAATCTTGCTAGGCTTAACCCAAAACTGGCATTCGTTGAGGGCATCATCCGTGCTGTTGGCATCAGAGGTCAGCAACGCCTTTCGAGCCTTGTAGCGGCTCTCAGCATACCCACCGTGATCTGGGCATAGCCACTCGCTCACAGCCATCAGCCCGGCGTAATAAGTCACCTTCACGCTGTCTGGCTTCCCTTCTTTCTTATGCCGCGCATACGCCACGCTATCCACGTCATACCACTCAGCCACCACCTGAGACGTTAGCATGGCTCCACGATAGCTGCTTGCGCTGTGGTTGAGTGTCGGCGCAGGAAACTGAAACCCGCACTCAGGGCAGATCTGACAGGCTGCGTGAACCATTGTCTGGCAGCTCTCGCACTGCTTGGTCGGCGCTTCGCCGTCTCCGCTCGACATTTTATCCTTTGGCTTTACCTGATCGATAAACCCGTGCCGCTCAACATTCTGGCCGTAATCCAAAATCAGGCAGTTTTCTTTTCCATCAGCGATCCGCGTCCCGCGCCCCACCATCTGAACATACAGGCCAGTAGAAGCTGTTGCTCGAACAAGCGCAACCAGATCCACCTCTGGATGATCGAACCCAGTCGTAAGCACGTTCACATTAATCAGGCAGCGCAGCTCACCGCTCTTGAAGTCTGCAATGGTCTTCTCGCGCACTGCGCTGCTATCTGTGCCTGTCACTACGCCAACTGCAATATCGTGGGCCTCAAATTCATCAGCCAACATATTAGCGTGGTTGACCCCGCTGCTGAACACCAGCCAGCTTTTGCGATCCGCTCCAAGCCGCACGATCTCTTCGACAGTAGACCTCACCAGCTCTGGGTCAGACGCCGCAGTTGCAAGTTGGCTCTCAATAAACTCACCGCCCCGCTTGCCAACACCTTCCAGATTGATCTGCTTTACGCCGCCCTTGCTGATCACAGGCGACAGGTAGCCTTGCTCCATCAGCATGGCCACTGGGATGTCGTGGGCAATCCCGTCAAAGATCGCGCCGTTGCCCTCATGCAGATACCCACTGTCCAGTCGGTATGGCGTGGCCGTCAAGCCAACCACCTTCACGTCTGGGTTGCACACCTTCAGATCAGCGATAAACCGATTGTATCTTGTCTCAGTATTCTTGGGCAGCAAGTGCGCCTCATCGATCAGAACAAGATCTGGCGCAGGCACAATCTCATACGCCTTCTCCCAGATCGACTGAATGCCTGCAAACGTGATTGGTCTGCCTAGCACCTTTTGCTTCAAACCTGCGCTGTATAGCCCGAAATCAGCCTCTGGGTACAGCTTCAGTAGGCCATCTGCGCCTTGCTCCAACAGCTCCTTCACATGCGTCACAACCAGCACCCGTGTGCCTTGGAAGCCCATAGCATCCTTAATCAACTGCGCGATGATCGCCGTCTTTCCAGATCCAGTCGGCGCAACAATCAGTGGGTTGTCCCCAGCCTTGCCAGCCCAGTAATTATGCAGGCCGTCAATCGCATCTTTCTGGTAGTCTCTAAGCTCAAAGGTCATGATTCACCTACAGTATTAAATTCAGAAATTGGTATGTGGACTACAGGCTCTATGTCCTGCCAATCGCCTCTGTCTTTTCGGCCACCAATCTTGGCGTCCCACTCATTATTAGACATATCCACCCAACCCATCTGATCAGTCCATTGCACTAAAAGTATGCAGTTAACTCCGAAGTCACTGTATGATTTTGCCGCAACAACTTTAGACATGGAAATAATGTATGTGGAATATGCAGTTTTTTTATTTGTTCTGCATTTTACTTCTACAAAAGTTCGGATTGTTTTGTTGTCGATCAAACAAAAATCCATTTTGTATTGTATAGGCAATTTTGCAAAATCCGCAGACCCTCCGAAACTTGCAATAAATTTCTTTATCGCTATTGTTTCTTTGCTTAAATCTCCAGAGGTTTCGTATGTTGGTCTAAACGTCATTTACAATCCCCTCCAGAAAATCATTCGCATCCTTAACGGCGTCTTGGATTAACTGCCCATTCATGTCGTTTTCGATAGCTTTAGAAACCAAATACTCAACCAAACCGTTTTCAATATAACCATTTATTGCAGGCCAGTTATTTGCCATTTTCTTATTAACTATGAAATTGACCATGATGATGGCAATGTCTTTTTCACTTATTTTACCCGGCATAACATCAAGCATAATAGCAATTACTTCACCTAGTTCTTTGCGGCCCATCACTGCATCCTCTCAACATCTTCTTCCAGAATTTCACGGAGTATTTCTTTGTACTCCTCTACAACAAAAATTAAACGAACCTTGTCTTTGAGGGGATTATCATGACTGATTTGTTCGACCCTATCGATCTCTCGTTCAAACACATTTTTGATGCGTTCTCGTAATAGCTCTTCGCCCATCACTGCATCCTCCCGTCAAATATCTCTTGGCTATTGCCCTGATTGCGGATGACCTCGCCAGTATCCTGATCCTCGTATTCAACGAAATCATCACCAGCGTCCGTCACAACAAAATCTTTCGGCATGATCTGTGGGATGTACAAATGATCGCTGCACGTCTCAACAGGCTTGCCCTTGGCGCAGCTCCACGTCCCATCCTTCTCAGGAGTCACATGGCTGCACGTCCGACAGCTCACCTCTGGTATTTTGCACCCGTGGCAGACCGCCCAGTAGCTACAGAACTTGCACTGCCAATTGCTGGGATCTTCGTGCAGCTTAGAGGGGGGTGTTGCCGAAAACACAATGCTTTCAGCCTTGCTGACCAACAGCTTTGCCTCCGCCTTGTCGAGCTTAATCCGCTCGCCGTACATCTCATCTGTGTTTTTGTTGACCGCAAAAAAATAGCACCTGTCGATCCCCGCCAAGTGCATCCCGATCTGACATTGCGACCAGTATATAGGCTTCGACTTTTTGCACCCCAAGTTCTTCAGAGCCTTGAAGTTTTTCTCGTTCATCGTCTTAAACTCTAAGGTGTGTGGCTTGTCGCTTTCCTTAAAGCCCTCACCCACGCCGTCTAAGCTCAATGCAAAGTGACCGCCGCAAGCCTCGAATCTAACTTGCAATCCAGTCTCTGGATCTTTCTCCCAGACCTTAACGCCGACAGCCCGAAGGTTCGACACCACCCGATCCTCTTCGCGGTCCCCAGTCTCAAAAAGACGAAGCATCCTACCATCAAAGCTAGGACGCCAAGCATGTCTGAATTGATACCACAGAGCGCGGCTGCAATCGTTTCCGATCTGGCTTCCGCCCAAGTGTGGCCGATGCTCATTCTTGCGCCTGTCTTTGTAGTATTTGTAAATCG